CCAGTGGAGCCCCGGACCCAATAGCGTTCGTATATAGGCCCAGGGCACAACGATCGCGGGGATTAGAAGCCCGACTCCTGAGCGACCTCTTCGATTGGCGCCTGGTCCTCGTAGCGGACGTTGACGGCGCCCTTGGCGAGGTTGGCGTGGAAAGCCTTGGCCGCGGCGTAGACCTCGTTGCGCGTCACTTGCCCGGCGAGCTCGAACTTGACGCCAAACCACGTGCCCTTGTCGTTGCTCTCCGGGACGGTGGTGACGCGGACGCAGTTGGCGAATGTGGGCGGCGTGAACATCTGCCCCGCGCCGTTCTTGAGCTTCACCGCGGCGAGTGCCGACATGAGCATCTTGGACTTCTTGATCTGGGTGGAGGTGAGCGACAGCAGCGCCTCGGTCCAGCCGCCCGTAGCTTCGTCCAGGATCAGCACGTAGTGGTTGCGCGTGTCGTTGAACCGGTCGCTCTTCTCGGGGTTGACGGAGCCGTCGGGCTCGGGCGTGTAGAGCCGCCCATTCAACTCGACGATCTGGCCCTTGGCGCGGGCGTCGGCCACCGCCTCGGGCGTGGACGCGCCCTTGAAGCCGCCGCCGTTGGAGCGGGCGCCCCAGCGCAGGAACTCACGGCGATAGGCGCACGGCACGATCAGCACGCCGTCCTTGCCCGGGAACATGCGCCCGGTGACGTTCTCGAACAGCATGCCGGAGCGCGCGCCTTCGATGGCGGAACCGGACGCCTCGTCGACTTGCGGCGAACCCTTCTGCAGCACGCTCAGGAACGGGATCGCGAACGAATCCTGCCCCGCACCTTCCATGCCCTGCCCCGCGTCCGCGGCAAAGTCCATCGGCGGCAGCGCCAGCGCGGTGGAGGTCTCTTGCGCCACGGCGACCGCAGCAGTGTTTTTCTTGCTCATGATCAGGATCTCACTTTCTTGCGTTGCGTGGGGCACAGAACCGCCGCCCCACAGAGCGGTTTGCGTTAGCGCTTGGGCGCCGTGATCTTGACGCGCTGGAACGGATGCACACCGAACACGTCGAACGGAATCGCGGTGCCCGCGGCCATCTGTTCCTTGATGAAGGACTTGAGCGTGCTGGGGTGCACGCGCTCGATGAGGTTGGGGTGCTTGCCTTGTTCGGCGCATGCGTTGGCAAAGTCTTCCGCCTCGCCGTGCTCGCCGCGGCCGAAGGAAACGACCACCTCCGTCTTGATCAAGCCGCCGAACCCGCGGTCCACCAGCCAGCTGTGCGCGGCGGCGCGGCGCTCTTCGGTGATGGCGCAGGTGACGTCAGGCTGCACCTCCAATGTCTCTCCGGTGTTGAGCACGAACTTGCTCAGCCCAAGCTCCTGCATCAGGTCGGGCAGGTCTTCCTGCTCCAGGCGCTGCACGTCAGCTTTGGCCGTGGCGAGTTCAGACTCCAGCCGCTCCACGATCTTGCGCGCAGAAAGCAACGTCTCTGCCATCTGCACCGCACGCTTCAAGTCGCTCATACCTGTGCCTCCACGGAGACGTACGCCGACGTTTGCCGGTCCCACTTCAAAACCTTCAACAGCCCGCCCGTCTTGCGCACAGCGATGCACGCCGCGGCCGCGATCAGCGACGGGTCGCCCACAGCGATGATGTGGTCGTCGGGACCGTAGTCCTTCATCTGTTCGCGCAACGCGGTCACCAATGGCGCGATGTGCAAGCGGTTGGCATTCGGGGGCAACATCACGATCACCTCGCCGAAATTCTTGGCGTGATCGACGTTGATGGAAGGCACCCACAACTTGGTGGCGCCGTCGTACTTCGACGGCACCTGCGGAGCGTAGACTTTCGGCACGGGACAGTTTCCTTTCTAGCGGTTCTGAGGACGAATTATCCTTGCGTCGCCGCGACGCGGTCGCCCAGTACGAGTGCGGCGGTACGCTTCTTGCGGCGCAAATTCTTGGTGATCTGTTCGTCGATCGTGTTCTCGGCGGCGATGTCGATGTACACGACGTTCTTCTTCGTGCCGATGCGGTGAGCGCGGTCTTCACTCTGCAGCCGCGTCTCGAGGTTGAAGTCGTTGCTGAAGTAAAACACCGTCTCCGCCGCGGTGAGCGTGAGCCCGATGCCGCCCGACTGGGGCTGACCCACGAAGACGCGCACATCACCGTTCTGAAACTGATCGACCGCAGCTTCACGGTTGTCGCGGCTCACCCCGCCGTGATACTGCACACACGCGACGCCCGCATCGGTGAGCGCATCCGAGATCGCGTCCAGCTCCTCGCGGAACCGCGCCCACACGATGAACTTGCCTTCCACGTCCTCGATCGCGTCGAGCAGCGTCTTGAGCCGTGGGTTGTCCGCGGAGATGTAGCGCACGCCCATCGGGGTGTTCACGTACCCGCTCGTGATCTGCTGCAACTTGATCAGCGCGGCCAGCTCGCTGACGGGTAGCTCGGTGTTGTCGCCGAGCTCGATGCGCAGCTCGTCTTGCATCTTGTCGTAGGCGCGTTGTTGCTGCGCGTCGAGCTCGAACGTGATGGTCTTGTAGATCTTGTCGGGCAGGTCCAGGCAGTCTTTCTTCAACACGCGGAACGAATTCGGCTCGAGCAGTCGCTGCAGCTTGTCGAGGTTGCGCCACCGCGGCGAGCCGTCAGGGTTGCGGGCGATCACTTGCGCGTACGCCGCCTTGGGGTTGCGGCTGACCATGTTCTGGATCAGCGGATGCGTGTTGGGCAGCACGTCCGCGTACTCGGCCACGAACGCCCGGTAGCTCGTGGTGCCGAGCAAGCCACTTTCCAAGAACTCCATCTGCGCGAAGATGTCCACCGGCGAGTTCGTCACCGGGGTGCCGGACGCGATGCGCGCGCCGACCGCCATGCGCCTGAGCCGCATGAGCGCCTTGGTGCGCGCGGCGTCCGGGTTCTTGATGCGGGAGCTCTCGTCCAGGATGATCAGCGCCTTGCCCGAGAGCAAGAACCGCTCGGCGCAGGCGCACCCCTTCTTGGTCACCAGCGCGTCGATGTTCATCGCCAGCACCCGCAACGGCGGCGGCGCACCCACCGGCCGCGGCTGAAACAGCTCTTCGAGCGCCCGCATGTCCCGCGCCCCGGCGCCCGAGCGCCACGCACGCGCGACGATGGTGCCTTCCATGTGCGCGGGGATCTCGCGCGTGACCCAGTTCAGGTGCACGCCGTTGGGCGCCACGACGAGCACGGAGTCGATGGAGCCCTTGGCGTACAGCCGCTCGGCGTCCGCGAGCAACGTCCAGGTCTTGCCTGTGCCTTGTTCCATGAACAGCGCATAGGTGCGGCGCCCGACCATGCGTTGGACGGCTTGCAGCTGGTGTTGCATGCCCTGAGTTTTCATCTTCGTTCTCCGAGTTGGATCAGCATGTCCACGAGCGGTTCGGCTCCGATGCGCATCGCGGCGGCGCGGAACTGAGCTGTGTTGTATTCGTTGACGTGGTCCGCGGTCGCGCCGTTGAACGTGAACACCTCGTCCGCCACCCCGACGACAATGAGCGACTGGCCGCCCCAATTGCGCCAGTTCAGGTGCCAGTTCTTCTGCACTTGGCTCAGCCCGCGGTCGCCCAGCACTCGGGTGGCGGGCCGGGCGGGCCAACCGTCAATTTGCTTGAGCTCGATAGGCATGAAGCTCCCGCCCACCAACGTGTCGAGGTCCGGGCGACCGGCTCCGACGAGATTTTCGATGCGCTCGGTGTGCAGCCGCCCAGCGGCAACCTTGCGCAACCTATCCCACAAGCGCTGTTCCGGTCTGCGACTCACTGAGCAACTCCTGACGATTGAGGACCTTGATGCGTTCGACCTTGATCATGCCGAAGCCCGGGATCTTGCGCCCACGCACCAGCAACACGTCCTCCTCCGCCAGCAGCCGCTCCATCGCCACGCGCCCGAGCGGCTCGTACTTGAAGCGGTCGATGCGGCAGATGATCGGGATGCCGGTGTCGTCCTTGAGGAAGAGATCGGTGAAGAGCGTCTGCCCCGTGAGCCGGCGCCCGTCGCGCCGCGCGACGCGCACGGTCTCGTTCTCGTCGCGCAACTCCTTCTTCGCGATCTTGCCGATGAACAGCACGTCGCCCTGGTCGGGCAAGCGGTCCGCCGTGCACACCACCGAGCCCGCCCGGCACCCGTGCGCCACGGGGTCCGCGTAGAGCGCGGCGTACGTGCGCCCAATGGGGTAGAGGTCGGAGAACTTGACCGCCGCCGCCGCGATGCGGGCGCGGAGCTTGTCGTCCGTGCGCCCGAGCCGGCGCGCTTCCACCGCGGCCACAGCCTTCGCGGGGCCGAAGCCCACCAAGTTCATGAACCCGCCCACGAGCTTGCCGTCCTGCACGGACCAGTTGATGTCGGAGAGCTCGGGGTCGAACGCGACGTAGCCCACCCCTTCCGCCACCATCTCGCGCAGGATCTCGGTGGCTTGGTCGTCGTCCTTGGCGGAGCGCAAGCACGCCGCTGCGTATTCGAGCGGGTAGTACGCCTTCATCCACGCGCACCAGTAGCTGATCACCGCGTACGCGCACGTGTGGCTCTTGTTCATGCCCCACGCGCCGAAGTTGCAGATCTCGTTCCAGATGTCGTGCGCGGTGCGGTCGTCGATGCCGTCCTGCGCGGCACCGGCGATGAACTTGGCGCCTTGCTGGTCGAAGTATTCCTTGCCCTTGCGGCCCGACATCGCCTTGCGGATCACGGTGGTTTCGTCCCAGGAGAACTTGCCGATGTCGCGCACGATGCGCATCACCTGCTCCTGATACAGCACCACCCCATACGTGTCCGCCAACAACTCCTCCAGCGCGGGGTGCGTGTACGTGACGGGCTCGGAGCCGGCCTTGCGGGCGATGTACTTGCCCGTGGCGCCGCCGCCCAGCGGCCCCGGGCGGGCCAGCGCGGTGAGGTGGTCCACGGTGCGGAAACTGTCCACGTGCACCTGCGCGGAGATGGTGCGCTGGCTCTGGCCTTCGAATTGGAAGACACCCGTGTACTTGCGCTGATTGAAGACATCGAGCACCTGCGGGTCGTCGAGCTTCAGCCCATACAACGTCTCCGCCGTCACCACGCCGCTGTCCTCGATCACGCCCAGCGTCCGCAACCCCAGCGCGTCGATCTTGAGCAGGTTCAGGTATTCGCTGTCGGGCTTGTCGATCTGCGCCACGCCGTCGGCGCCCACGGTGCAGTATTCGTCCACGGGCACGTTGCAGACGATGACGCCCGCGGCGTGCACGCCGGTGTGCCACGCGTGGTTCTCCACCTCGCTCATCACCGCCGCCTTGGGCCACCGGCTCATGAACGCGCGCCCGATCTCGGTGTTGCTGAGGGTGTCCTCCAACCCCTTGCCGTAGCGGCTGTCGCCCGACGAATACTCGATCAGCACGTTCAGCAGCTGGAACCGCTCCTTGTCGGGGATGCCGAACCGCTTGCACACCTCGGCCATCACGGAGCGCGGCTTCAGCGTGTTCACGTTGCCGATGCGCGCCACGCAGCTGCGCCCGTACTTGTCGGCCAAGTACTCGAAGCACTCGTCGCGCTTCACGTCGCTGAAGTCGATGTCGATGTCGGGCAAGTCCTTGCGCGTCAGGTCGATGAACCGCTCGAACAACAACCCGTGCGGGATGGGGTCGACTTCGGTGATGCCGAGCAGGTAGCACAACAACGACCCCGCCGACGAGCCGCGCCCGGGGCCGACGAGCATGCGCTGCTTGGCCCAAGCGATCAGGTCGGCCACGACGATGAAGTAGCTTTCGAACGCTTTGGCTTCGATGGCGGAGAGCTCGCGCTGCAACCGATCCTCGTACTCCCGCGGCCACGCCGGCAAGTGCCCGAGCGCCAACCTCCGCTGCCGCCCCTCCTCGGCCAGCGCGCGCAAGTCGCCGGGCACACGAATGATCGGCGCGGTGCGCAACGTCCCGGCGCATCGCTCGGCAACCTCGTGAGTGTTGCGCACAGCCTGCGCCCACTCCGCGTCGCTCAACCCGCGGATCGCGCGGCGCAACTCCTGCTCGCTCAACAAGTGCTGCGGCGTCGCCGCCTCGCGCACCCCGATCGCCAGCGCCGCAGTCGCGTCCGCCGCGGCGGGGAAGCTGTTGGAGGAGGTGAGCACGAGCGGCTTGCCGGTGCGGCGGTGCAGCATGATCGCCGCGCGCTGCGCCACGAGCGACGCCGGGTTGAGGTCGACGTAATCGAACAACTCCGGGTCCGTCAACGCCTCCCCCGCGAACCGCAACACGCCAGAACTCTCGCGCAACAAGCGCGCGGCGTCCGCGTCTGGGCGCCGCAGCGCCGTGCTGAACTTGTAGAACCCGCGCACGTCCTCAGCGAGCGCCCATGCCTGTGGTTTGCGCCCGTCGGGTAGGGGTACGGTGAGCTCGGTGCCGAAAAGTGGCTTGAATCCGGCGTTTGCTGCGGCCTTGGCCCACCGGACGTGCCCCCACGTGCCTCCGTCCACGATCCCCGCGGCTGAGGCGCCCAGCGCCTGCACAGCCGCGGCCACGCGCGGCACGGGGCCGAACGCCTGCCGGAAGCTGAACTCCGTGCGGCAACGCAGCTGCGGCAACGTCACGCTTGCTCCTCTTCAACAGGTTCCAGCGCCAGCTCGTGCAGCCCCAGCGCCACGACGACTTCCACCAGCGCCAGCACGTCGTCCAGCGCCCGGTGCGTCTGCGGCAGCGGGCGGCCCAGCGTGTGTTCGTACAGCTCGATGAGCTTCGGGTTGCGGCCCCAGGCGCCGCGGTGCAGCCCGACGGTGCAGAACTGTGCCGCGGGCCAGGGAAACTCCACCGCCCCGCACCGCGCCAAGTCGTAGTGCAGCAGCGCCTTGTCGAACGGCAAGTTGTGCGCGAACACGGCGCACGCCTGACCGAAGATGTGCCGCAGCTGCGGCAAGCACGCCCCGAACCGCGGCGCCCCGACCAAGTCGGCGTTGGTGATGCCGGTGATCTTGGTGATCTCGGCGGACACCTCCTCGCCGGGGTGCACGAGCTGGCTGAGCGTTTCGACCACCTGCCCGCGACGGTCGACGAGCGCCGCGCCGAGCTCGATGATCTTGGGTTGCTTGGCGAGCGGGGCGTCCGGGTGCAGCGTGAGGCCCGTGGTCTCCGTGTCGAAAACAACGATGAGCGGCTCGGCGTTCACTGGTCGGCCTTTTCGCGCCGGACAATGAACTTCAAATCAACCCCGAGCACGTCGCGAGTGTCGAAGATCACGTACTGGTACTTGCGGCCGTTGCCGACCAGGAACGGGTTGGTGTGGCTCTCCGTGAACACCTCCTGGGCCACGCGGATGTCCAGGTCAGCGAACTTGCGGCGGAAGGCGTCCAGCTCCTCCGCGGTGCAATGCATGCCGAGGTGCGACACGCTCGGCACCCGCGCGGCCATCCAGTTGCGCCCCGCCGTGTAGTGCAGCACCTCGAGCTCGAGCGGCTTGCCTTCCGGGCGAGTGTTCTCGTAGTTGAACGCGAGGTCGGCGACGTTCGTGCCGCCGTGACCCCACACCGTGCCGGCGGCCACGACCGTATCCGTGGTCCAGGCCTTGAGCCCCAGCTCGGCGAGCAGCGCCCGGGCGCGCTCGGGGTTGGGTGGGCAGAGGGCGATTTGTTCGATGAAGAATTGCATGGCTTCAGGCTCCGTAGGGAAGGACGCACCCGGTGAGGAATTTGTGCCGGGGCTTGGTTGAAAGAAGGTGGGCGACGAAGTCAGCGAGCTGTGCGGGGTCGGTCTCCTCGCCCGCGAGCAGCGCGTTGAGCTGGTACTGCGCGGCGTACTCCCGGGTCCAGCCGCGCAGCGCAACAACTTGGTCCTCGATGTCCTGCGACATCTCGGTGCCGCGCAGCTTGTTGGGGCTGATGCCGAAGACGGTGATGCCGTGCTTCTTGGTGAGCTCACGCGCCAGCTGCAACGTCATGATGTGCGCCGCGCCCTTGCTGGCGTTGTAGGCGAGAGAGGTCGTCATCGGTATGTGCGACGCGTTGCTCACGATGTTGAGGATGGTGCCGTGGGACTTGATCAACTCGGGCAGCGCCCACTGGGCCATGCGGTAGATGCCCTTTGCGTTCACCTCCATCACCTCGTCCCAGACGTCCTGCTCCAGGTCCTCCAGCCACGCGGTCTTGTTGATGCCGGCGCAGTTCACCAGGATGTCCAACTTCTCCGGCGGCGGCCCGTAAGTCGTGGCCGGGAAGCGCACGTCGTGCCCCTTCTTGCGGTCGAAGTCGAACACCTCGTGCCCCGCGATGCGCAACTCGTACGCGATGGCCGCGCCCAACCCGGCGCCCGACCCTGTCACCAATATCTTGCTCACTGTGAGTTCTCCTGCTGCTTGTTGAGATTGATGGCTTCACACATGGCGCAGTACACGCCCGCGTCGTGGATAGAGTCCACGTGCTGCAAGCCGCTGATCGCGTACCGGCTCAGCTTCACGAGGATCAGCTCGAACAGATGGAATTGGTCCGAGTGCAACAGCTCTGGCGGCGCCCCTTTGGGAAACAAGACCGCCATCATCCGTCCGACCATCTTGAAGTTGTCGCCGTACACCGCGTTGCGCTCACGGAACGTGGCGGCCATGTCGTCGAGGATGTCTGCTGCGGTGTTCATGCTGCGCTCGCTGTGGTTGTGGTGGGCGGGGTGTACGCGCACACGTTGTGCACGGCGCGCACCTCAGAGTGGATGCCGTGCTTCAGGTACATCTCCACCACATCGGGCCGGTCGTCGTACGCCGCCATGATTGAACCCCAGGGCACGCCGTAGACTTCCGGCAGCCAGTGCAACATGTGGCGTTTCAACTCGAGCGACGGGCGGTGATCGTTGTTGTTGCGCATGATGAGGTGCTGGAACGGCACCTTGCGCCGCCGCAGCCACTCCTCGGTGATGGGCCGGTACTGCACGGGGCGCGCGGTGAACACGAGGATGAGGCTGCCCTTGGAGTCCTGCAGAATTTCCTCGTTGCGCAGCTCGTCGAAGCCGCTCAGCGAGTGGTAGTCGTGGTAGCGCTCCGTGGGGTTGGCCTTCTGCCAGTTTATCCGCGGAATGCGCCAAGCGTCATCGGCGATGCAGTTGTCGAGGTCGACTATGACGTGGTTCATGATGCGGTTGTCCTTTCTAAGATGCGTTGGCGGTTGATGGCGAGGGCGTCGGCGGTGGGCTCCCAGTCTTGGAACCAGTCCGTGCCCACCTCGACCATCGGCGGGTAGGCGTAGCTGGGTTTGTACCCCCGGCGCAGCATCTCCTCCTTGAGCCGGAAGAACCGCCGTGAGCAGTAGCCCAGCCGCGAGTAGAAGAACTTAACGTGCCCGGCGCCCAACGTATACTGCGTAGGCGCCACGAGCGCGGCGCGCTTGGGGTAAGCCCTGTCCGCCAGCGTGAAAACGCGCGGCAGCTCGCGGTACTCGGCCAGCAGGTGCTGCCGCGAGAGCTCTTCGGGAGGGACGCAGTTGATGCGGGTCATGATTGACGGTCCTTGCGCATGGCGTCGACGATCTTGAGCAACTTGCCCTTCTTGAGCAGGTCGCCGCCGTACTCCGCCTCAGCCCACGCCTCGATCTCGGCGAAGTGGTCGCGCCCCTGCCTGAACAGGAACTTCGCCGCCCAAGGGTGCACGGCGAGCACAGCGTCGGCCATGGCTTGCGCCACGCGCTGGTACTCGCCTTGCGTACGGCCGCCGGTGCGGCTCGCCACCAGCTCCGACAAGGCGCGGAGATTGAACTTGGCGCAGATGTTGGTGGCGATGTTGGTGGGGAGAATGCCGCGGGCGTCCTCGGGCGGGAGCCCGAGCTGGATGAGCCGGCGGTAGGCGTTGCGGATCTGGTGGTTGACCAGCCCCACGACGCCCGCCGCGTCAGCATTGTTCGCCACCCGGTCGGGCAGCACGTAGTCGTACTCGCCCATGTCCAGCACGCGCATCGTCTGCTGAGCGTAGCTGGCGTTGCGGCTCCGCACGAACTGGTGGGTGAAGGCGCGGCTGACGCCTTCGATCATGAACACGTAGTCGACGAACTCCCACGAGCTGGGGATAGTGGCGGCCATGTATTCGAGCTCGGCGAGCTTCTTGTCTTCGGGCCAGCTCATGATCTCGTCCATCAAGCCCGGCGACATGTTCAGTCGCGTGGACTTGGTGAAGATGAGCAGCTCCGCCGCGTGAGGCGTGTGGCTGATGAGAGAGACCTTCATCACGTTTCCTTTCTGAGTTGTGGGGACGGTGAGAATTATACCCCGCGTTGCGTGGCGAGCTATGCGCGCATCGCTGCTCGGATTTGCCGCACGCGGGCGGAGCTGATGGAGTGTTCTGCGGCGATCACCGCAGCGGGGCGAGTGTCCCGAGCGATCGCCACATCACGCTTGTGCAGCGCGATGCGCCGCTCGATCTTGCGCAGCGCGGAGGTCATCTCGCGCCCATTGGCCAGCTGCGAGGGATGCACCTCCCACGTGCTGAAGTCGTGCCCATTCACGCACCGCCGCAGCCGCAAGCACATGCGCACTTCTGGAGAGGCTTCCACCAGCAGCACGGAGCTACGCTCCACGCCGCAAACAGGACAGTTCATCATCATGCTGCGGCCCTCCGCAGGTCGTAGGCGCTGCTCGACTTCAACAGCCGCTTCACCTGCACGATGTCGTCGACCACATCGTCGAGCAGGATGTTGCGCCAAGTGGCGAACCGCCCCAGCGAGAACACGTTGTGCTCATGCGTGAGCCGGAACAAGAGCTGCTTGCGCAGCGCGTCGTCGATCGGCGCGATCTTGCCGAAGGACTGCTGGACTTGCTCCTTGTTCACCCAGCAGTCCTTGCGCACCCCGAAAGCGTGCTCCACCGCCCCGATGTCTTCCAGCTCCAGCGGCCCGACCGACTCCACGATGAGCGTCGAGCCGGTGATGCTGGCGCGGTAGACGCTCAGGTGCGGCTCGGGGAAGTACACCGTCTGGAACACGTCCGCCCCGGGCACCACCCAGCGCGACACCGTGATCGGCGCCCGCGGGAAGTCGCACTCCGGCTTCATGCCCAGCGCCGCCAGCGTCGCGGGCAGCGGTGCCGTGCTCACGACCGCGCCGCGCATGCCGGCGAAGTCTGCCGGGGTGTTCCAGTGGATGCGCGGCCCGACGGCCTCGATCATCTGTTCGTACAACGTCTCCGGCGCAATGAACCGCTCGACGGTGTCGAGGTTCCAGACGCTACGGTCGCCCAGCAGCCGATCGGGGCCGAGCACCTTCTGCGCGTAGGTGTTGGCGTGCCGAATGTTGGGCGCGCAGAACTCGCCCGCGGCCCAGAGCCCCTTGCGCACCGTGACGCGGCGGAACTCGATGCCCGTCAGCCGCGCGACGGCGTCCGTGCGGAACCGCAGCAGCGCCCGGTGCGCCTGCCGCGGGCCGGGACCGGCCTCAAGGACCGTCGCGGTGGGCCACGCGTGCGCCGCGATCAGCCCCGCGAGCCCGGCGCCGACGATGGTGGGTGTGATGGTCATTGCTGCGTCTCCTCTGTGACGGGGTTCAGGTGGTTCTTCTCGATCAGCTTCTGCAGGTAGCCGCGCACGGGCTGAGCGAAGTGCTTTTCCAGCGCCTCGATGGTGCAGCAGTTGTCGGGGGCCGCCTGCACGTAGGCTAGCACCGCGGCACGCACGGAGCCTGCCTGCGGCCGAGACGTGCCGGCGAACGTGGCGCGGACCCGGGAGAACTTGACGCGGGGCTGCGCCGGCAGCGCCGTGCGCGGGGCGATGGGCTGCTGCGCGTGCACAGCGGCGTGCAGCGCATGGCTCATCGACCCCGGCACGTACGGGTTGTGCCCGAGCTCGGCGACGGTCTTGGCGCGGGGGCGGGTGTTGGGCGGGACGCCGACGTGCCCGACCGCGTCCTCGGCGGCCATGATGGCGTTTTGCACCTGCGTGCGGGCGGCGTCGACGTTCGTGAACCCGGGGTGGTCGGGCTCACCGCGCAGGGCGCGGAAGGTGTGGTTCAGGTCCTCGATTGACGCGGTGAGCGTGGCGGACTTGTCGCGGAGAATGGTAGGCATGATGTGTTGTCCTTTCTGAGTTAAGAAGCGTTGCGCGTTCACCAGGTCTCGGCCACCTCATCGGCGAGGGACCAGAGCTGCTGATTGTAGTCCACCGAGCGCGTGATGTCGCTGAGCGGACGGCTGGTGGCTGAGCGACCCGAGCGGCTCAGGCCTTCGACGCCGCCGCGGATGGTGTTTTCCTGCACGCGGTTGAACGTCGACCACAAGTCGCCGTGGTCGTCTTCGGCGCGCCGCACCATGAGCAGGTCCTCGGGCGCGAACCGCTGCGCGTCGCCCCAACGCAGCTGTGCGGCGAAGCGCGCGAACTCGTGGCGCTGCGCCTTGGTGAGTTGCTTGTTGGACCAAGCGTCGATCGACTCGTAGAGCTTGCTGGTGTTCTTGGCCAGCTGCTGCACGCGATGGATCAGGTCCGCCGCCGCGTCGCCCGAGTGGCGCACCACCTCGGAGCCGACCGTGTTGCCGACGACGAGTCCGTTGCTGCACACGAACCGGAACACGCCGGCCAGGAGCTTGGCGGACGAGGAGCCGTCGTGGCTGTTGGTGAAGATCAGCCGGGGCGTGGCGCCGCGCACGGGTTCGTGGTCGGGGTGACGGAAGTCGATCATGTGCTTGGACCACAGCGGGTCGCGCTTGCGCGGGGCGGCCACCTGCGTGGAGGCCACCCGCCACCCCTCGGCGCCGAGCCGCTCGACGACGGCGTTGGTGTTGATGAACTGGTACCGGGCGCTGACGTTGGGCGCGGGGGACACGGCGAGAGCGGAACGAGGCAGCATGGTGGGCTCCTGTTTGGTGGTGGGTGTTGTTCGAAAAAGGCCGATCACTCGGCCACGATCGCGAACTTGAAGCCCTGGATCTCGGCAGACCCAGCGGCCTTCAGCGCGCCGCGGAACTTGATGTGCCGGCCGAGGGGCAGCGCGAGCACCAGGAAGGCCTCGCGCACGGACTTGTAGTTGCCCTGGCCGTTGCTCGGGTCGGTGACGCGCACGGCGTGGCGCGTGGCGCGACGGGCGGCGACGTCCTTGTTCTTCCAGCTGGCGGCGATCGCGGCGGAGCGGTCGGGGTTGGCGGCGGCGGAGCGACGCTTCAGAGCGCGGCCGGTGTCGTAGTTGAACTCGTGGCCGCAGTTGTGGCACAGCGCTTCGTGCTCGTTGGTGACGTGCTGGCGACCGTGAGACTCGACCACGGTGCCGCAAGTGATGTCGGTGGTGGCGCCGCAGTTGGGGCAGGTGCCGACGACGTAGGCGGGCTTGGCGGCCGGCTTCAACGTCGCCAGCAGCTCGGTGACGCGGCGCTCGGCGGTCTTGCGGTCGGCGAACTTGGTGACGGGCTTCACGGCGTGGGCGTTGTAGAACGCGACGAGCTCGGAGGTCTTGGCGGTGGAGACGTTGATGGAGTTCATGATCGGGGTCCTTTCTGAGTTGGCGATCGTTGATTCGACCGTGATTGAATTTTAGAACGGAAAATGGAGTGACGGCAACACGTTTTCGAAAGACCTTGCGCCGTGGAGGGTTATTCGTAGCCCCCGGCCCGGGCGTGCGCATTGTAGAACGCGACGAGTTCGCGGGCGCACCGCACGATCGTGCGCTCGAGCGCGGCGCGGTCGCGGCTGTCCATCTTCCGCTCCAGCCAGGGCGCCGGCCGGCCGCGCCGGTCCAGCACAACGTAGTCCAGCTCGCTGGGCTCGTGGCACCAGCTGTCCGGGTGGCCGTGCAGCCGCGAGCGGTCCTCGCTGAACGTGGCGCGCACGAGACAAGGGATGCCGGCGATGCGAGTGTCAATGAGCATGGTCAGGGTCCTTTCTGAGTTGAGATGCGGATTGTCGCACGAAAGCTCCATGACGGCAATCACCGGTGCAGACAGGGAAATCCCTGGTGCGCCGCAGAGCTGCGGGGAGCGGCGTCCGTCCTGAGACGCCCGACAATAGCTGAAACTTAGACGCCAGAAAGGAAAATCAGCATGACCACCAACGACTCCGCCGCGTTCTTGGCGGACTTGGCTGCGGGGCTCACCGGGGAGGAGCGCGTGATTCTGTGCGGATTCCCGGGCGACCCGTACGCCGCAGAGCCCAGCGCGTGGCGCCCGAGGGTGTGGCGGCCGGGGCAGGAGTTGCCCTTCGGCCCCCAGGACAACGCCTACGCCACGGTGGGGGCATTCCGGCGCGCGCCGGACGGCACGTACAGGCGGCGCACGGAGACGTTCTCGGCGGGGTTGGCGCTCATGGTGGACGATGTGGGCACCAAGGTCGACCGCGCGACGGTGGAGTCCATGGAGCCGACTTGGCGCATCGAGACCTCGCCGGGCAACGAGCAGTGGTGGTTCATGCTCGCCGCCCCCGAGCGGGATGTGGCGCGGTTCGACGGGTTGATCCGGGCGTTCATCGCGGGCAAGTTGCTCGGCGCCGACCCCGGCATGAGCGGCGTGACGCGCGTGGGCCGACTCCCCGGGCACCTGAACGGCAAGAAGGCATACAACGGCTGGATCACCAAGACCGTCGAGCGCACCGGGCGACGCTGGACGCCGGAGCAGCTGCTGGAGGGGTTCGGGCTGCAGATTCAGGGGCGCCGAGTGGCGCGCGAGAAGTTGCCCACCGCTGAGGCTGTGGAGCGCAACCGCATGTTCGCCGCCGCGTACAAGTGGCTCGACCAGCACAACATGCTGAAGCGTCACGAGCCTGACCCGAGCGGGTGGACGGAGATGCGGTGCCCCTGGACGGACGACCACACTGGAGGCGTCGACTCTGGCGCGGCGGTGCGCGAGCCGGCTTCCGAAAACGACTGGTACGGCGCCTTCCGCTGCCACCACGGCCACTGCCTCGGCAAGGGCTGGAAAGACCTCACCGACTGGGTCAACGAGCAGTCGGTCGAGGAGTTGGATCGCGCCGCGCAGGCGTGACCCGTTGTTTGCAACCGTGAACGGAGAACTTAGAACCATGAAGCTGACCGACATCTTGCGCAAGCCCGCACCCGCCACACTGATGGCCACCGAGCTGGACGACGCGCGCCGCGCGCTGCTGGAGGCGCAGAGCGCCAGGGACTACGCCACGGCGATGGTCGCCTACCACGAAAACCGCATCGATCGGCTCCGCGCCATGCTGGAGTTGGAGGCCAACACAGGCGCCGAGCAGCGTGCCCCATGACCACCAACCGCAAAGACGACGAGGCCGCGCTGGTGCCGCGTGTGGCGGAAACGCTGCGGCTCATCCGCGAGCTGCGCAACCCGAACCGCACCGAGCTCGCGTCGCGGCTGGGGTGCTCGCCGTCGACGGCCGCGGCTTACACCGCGGAGCTCAGAGCCCGGGGGTTGATTGTGCCGAGCAGCGCGGGGCGGTTTGCGCGTTGGCGCCTGGTCGAGGAGCCCGTAAAAGCGAAGGCCGGCCCCGCCCTGCGCCTACTTGAGCAAGCGAGCAGCGTATGGCACTACGCGCAACGCTGCGCCACGTACAACAACCGAAAGGACTAACCGTGAAAGACGAAACGACAACATATCTCTTCGACGACGGCACCGAGCCGACCGTTCGTCGCCTGCCCCGAGGCTGTGACCAGCAGGGACGGTATCCCGAAGCCGCTGAAGCGGCAACCGAGGTCGGTCAGGACGAGTCCAATTTTTACGGGCTAGAGTTCTGGAAGTTGGAGGTCATCGACGCTCTGATCTTCGCCATCGGATTGGTGGCGTGCGCTGGCGCTGTGGTGCTGGTGTTTGGTGGGGGTGCGGCATGAAGAAACTACCCAAAGGCCTTGACCAGCAAGGCCGCTACCCCGAAGCCGCCGAGGCGGCAACTGAAATCGGCATTGATGACGCCCCTGAATCCTTGGGCAAACTGGTGGTGCTGGGGTTGTGCGTTGTTGTCCTTGTCGGTGCGATAACGTTCGTCGTGGGGGTGTTGGTATGACAGATCGTGAACTGCTTGAGGCCGCTGCGAAGGCGGCTGGGATTGAGTTTGGATGGATTCATGACACGCCACGAATCCGCGCTGAAATGGGCTGGACTCCTTGGAACCCCATCACAGATTCCGGCGATGCCTTTGAACTGGCGGTGAAGCTGCGGCTAACCACAAATTGTTCGTATGACGATGTGACTCTTTGTGGGCAAGAGTTTACGCAAAAGGATGTGTTCATCGAGCGTAATGGTGAAGACCCCTACGCCGCCACCCGCCGCGCCATCGTCAGGGCTGCGGCTGAGATTGGAAGGAGTATGAAATGACCGACCTGAGAACCGCCGTCCAGCAGGCGCTGGAGGCGTTGGGCAAGTGGAGTAGTGGCCGCGACATAGACGCTGTGCAACTGAACGATCTGATCGCCACGCTTGAGTCCGCGCTGGAGCAACCGGACCGAGCGCAACGTATGCGGGATGCGGGGTTCACTCGCCGGCCAACTATCCGAGAGCTGTCAGAGCTGGAGCAGCCGGAGCAGGCAACTGGTAAGGAATCCTTACAAGTTGGTCAGGAGGAGCCAGAAGGGGGGTGGCAGTCTGCCCCCTCCCCTCAAGTGACGCAGCGCATTGCAGACATGCCCATGTCCGAGTACCGGCGTGGCGTGAACGATGGGTTCAAGTTGGGCTTGCGAGAGGGACGCATCAAGGCCGAGGACGAGATGCGGGAGCAGACGGTGCAGGAGCCGGTGGCGTGGGCATGCTTCAAGAACGGTGAGCTACAGACAGAGTTGATCGGCACCGAAGCCGATGTCGATTTCTGGTGCGCATCGGACGAATTGGATATGGAGGGCATGGTCAAGGGTGCCCTCTACACCCACCCACCCCGCCGCGAGACGGAGCCCGCAGCGTTCGACGCCTTGGTCGCCATCAGCCTGCTAACCCACCTCGGCGGCGAAGTAGCCGAGTACGCGGATGTGGTGGAGGCGGTGCGCCGCCTGCATGCCCTGAACGGGGAACTGCTGGAGGCGTTGCGCTGGATAGACCGGCGCTGCCCAAAGAGACTGATGGATCAAGAGCTTCACAAGATTCACCAAGAGGCGGCTCACGATGCCGGGGCCTGCGCCCGCGCCGCTATCGCACGGGCGGAGGGGAACACATGACCCGCGACGACATCACCCGCATGGCGCGGGAGGCTGGTGTGTGTGCCGCGCATACCGAGTTGACGCTAATGGCGGGGCTTGAACGCTTCGCCGCCCTTGTCGCCGCGCAGGAGCGCGAGGCCGTGATTGCTCAGGCTATCGAGCAAGGCTTTGTTTCGGAGTCCTACGCGGAGCAATTCAGAGCCGCGATCAGAGCAAGGGGGCAAGCATGATCACGAGCAGCAACCTCTACAAGTACCACCCGCGGGACTTCGCGCGGTGCGCGGGCAACCCCGAGCGCACCGAGTGCGGCACGTGCTCCCGGCGCGCCGACCCGCGCTCACCGCTGCGCCGGCCGGAGTGGTGGATAGGCCCCTGGGTGGGGCATGGCCCTTGCCCGGACCGGCGCGCGACGCCTGAAAGCACAACACCACAATGACCAACACCATCGACGAACGCACCGCGGCGCGGGAGGCCGCGCTGCTGCAACGCATAGCTCACGCCCGCCGGCTCGCCCGGCCGGAAGACTACGTGTTCGACAAGGCGCAAGAAGCGTTCTGGGACCTGCGCGACGGCACCCAGCACTCGGAAAAAGCCGTCGACGCGTCCATCCCCGTCGAGCTGTGGCGCGTGGTGGTGGACGAAGGAGCAGGCGACGACGAGGCACCAGCTGAAGGTCGACGCCAACGTGGGCGGCCACGCCGCCGTCGAGAACGGCTCATCCCGCCCTCGCGCGACATCTTGCGCGTGGAAAATGATCAGTTCGTCGAAGGCAGCACGTGGTGGCCCGGCGAGCCGCAGATCATCCAAGACATCTTCATCGACGCCAACGGCTGGCGCCCCGCCCCGGGCCGGCGCATCTACAACAAGTACCTCCCGCCGCCTCAGTTCGACCGCGGCGACCCGGAAAAGGCCGGCTGGTGGGTCAACCACGTCCGCAAACTCTGGCCCGACCCCGCCGAGCATGAGTACTTCTTCGACTTCTGCGCGCACATGGTGCAGCGCCCCCAAGAAAAGTGCAACGCAGCGGTGGTGCTCTCCGGCACGCAAGGCATCGGCAAGGACGCCGCGCTCATGCCCGTGAAGGCCGCGATCGGTGCGTGGAACACCAAGAACATCGACCCCGACGAACTGTTCAGCCCGTACAAACCCTGGCTCGAAACACTCATGCTCGTCGTCGACGAGGTGCGCCCGAACAAGGACGAGTTCCACGCCAGCAGCGCGTACAACATTCTGAAGCCCATGATCGTTGCGCCGCCCGACACACTGCCGCTGAACGACAAGTACGCCAAGCTCCGCCACATCATCAACCGGCTCCGCGTCTTCATCACCACCAACGACTGGATGAGCATGTACATCCCGCCCGAAGACCGCCGCATGTTCATCATGCACTCCCCGCTGCAACAAAAGTGGCACGAAGTCGAGGGCCGGCACAGCTACTTCCGTGAGTTCTTCGGCTGGTGCGAGCGCGGCGGCATCGAGCACGTTGCGGCGTGGCTCGCGGCGCGGGACCTGAGCGCCTTCGACCCCAAGGCTCAAGCCGCGCGCACCGCGGGGTGGGGCGCCGTGGCCGCCAGCTGGGGCGAGCCGGAAGACGCCGTGGCCTGGGCCATAGACCACCTCGGCCGCCCGGACGCGGTCTTCGGCCAAGAACTCGTCATCCCGCAATTCGACCACCACGAAGAGGTCGCCGGCATGCTGAAGTCGCCGCGGAAGATCGCGCACCGAATGAACCGCGCCGGCTACGTGCAAGTGCCCGCCCCGGACGGCGAGCCTCGGTGGACGTTCCGCGCCGCGGGGAAAGTGTTGCGCGCGAGGTATGCCTTTGTGCGCTCGGAGCTCGGCGGGGATGGGGCCGCGGCCGTCGCTGCGGTGAAGGAAAGAGGCCGCGCGACGCTGGAAAAGGGCTGAAGCCCTCAGCGCGCCGGCCCCCGCGTCCTGCGCGGACGCGCGACGGGCGTAGGCTCGTACCGCTCGCCCAACGCAGGCAACGGACGGCGCGCGGCGTTGTCGACGCGCCACGGGTGCGCTCGGTCCGGGTCGTGAGCCAATTCCCGGGCCGCCAAGTGCCCCACCACGACCCCCTCCGGGTCCACCAACAACCACACCTCCCTCCCCGGCGTGAGCGCGTCCAGCTCCGCCTCCCACCAAGCCAACTCCGCCGCGCACCACGCGTCCATCAACAACGCCGTGGTCCATCCGCTGGCCACGTCCGTGAGCGTCAACGCCCCACCGCTGGCCGAACGCTGGGCGGCGTAGGCGTTGCCCGCCCGGTCCTCCACCAACAGCCGCTCGCCAACGATTCGGGCCGACTTGAGCAAGGACTGCGCGGTCTGATCGCGCAGCGTTTTCTTGGGCTTTTTGTGGTCCATGAGTGTCCTTTTTGGGTTCATTGAGGGGTCGCCGCGCCAATCTCGGGTCGTGGGCGGATCGGCCTTCTTTGGATTATCTCGGCTTCTTCGGCGTTTGGCAACCGTTCGTGCGAAAAGCCGCTGTTTTGGGTGATTTTCGCAAATCCGGAATTCGCGTCGATATCACGCAGTTCCCGAAGTTTCCCGAGCTACTAATTGTTGGAAAAAAACAAAATTAAATGAGTAGAATAAGGGATTTAATTTAAAAAAGAGGAAACAATAGCAAACTCGGGCCTCTTTGCGATCTCGGGTCGGATTGGCGCGGCTCGAGCTGGATTTTGGCGGTTCATAACCCGAGATTTCGATCTTTTTGCGACGCAGCGTGGATATTCGAGCGCGGCGTTCGGAAGAAGGTGTTGCCTGCGGCCGCGGCGTGAGCGATAATCGCGGCGCGAAGTGCTGCAGTAGCAACTTCAATAAAATTCGAGGCTTGAAGAAATGGCTGGTGTGAAAGGTCGCGGTGGTCGTCCCCCGGGCAGTGGCGGCAGACCGCCAGGAATCCCCAACAAAGCCACCCGCGCGGCTCGTGAAGCGATTGCGGCGTTCGTCGACAACAACGCGCACCGCCTGCAGGAGTGGCTGGACAAAATCGCTGATGGTGTTCCGATGCTCGACGCGCAAGGCAAACCAGTTTACACCGACGAAGGCGAACCGCGTTTCCTGACCACGCCCAACCCCGAGAAGGCCGCCACGATGTTCAACAACGTCATCGAGTACCACGTGCCCAAGCTCGCCCGCAGCGAGGTCACGGGCGCCAACGGCGGCCCCGTCAGCATCGCGGCGATCGACTTGAAGGGGCTGACGGACGTGGAGCTCGAGCAGGTGCAGCGGCTGTTGGGCAAGGCGGCGCAGTGAGCCGCTGATCAATGAACGCGCCGCTCAGCCCCGCCGTGCTGCTGGACATGGTCCAGCGCGAGCGAGACCGTCGCGCGGCGCAGCGCGGCTTGTACGCGTTCGTGAAGCAAGCGTGGAGCACCGTCGAGCCCGGCGTGAAGTTCATTGCCTCGTGGCACATTGAGGCGATCTGTGAACACCTCGAGGCGATCACTCACGGCCAGCTGCGCAAGCTGCTCATCAACATTCCACCGCGGCACAGCAAGTCGACGATCGTCAGTGTCATGTGGCCGATGTGGGAGTGGCTGCACAACCCGGCGGAAAAGTACCTGTGTGCCAGCTACTCCGGCACGCTCAGTATCCGCGACAACTTGAAGGCCCGGCGGCTGGTGCAGTCGCCTTGGTACCAGGAGCGGTGGGGCACGCAGTTCGAGCTGGCCGGCGACCAGAACGCCAAGCAGCGGTTCGAGAACGACAAGACGGGTTACCGCCTGGCCACTAGCGTGGGCGGTACGGCCACGGGCGAGGGCGGCTCAAGGCTCATCCTCGACGACCCGCACAGCGCCCAGGAAGCCAACTCCGACGCCATGCGCGAGTCGGCGCTGGAGTGGTTCGACGTTGTGTGGTCGACGCGGTTGAACGACCCCAAGCGCGACGCGATGGTCACCGTCATGCAGCGGCTGCACGAGCGCGACGTGTCTGGACACATCCTCGAGGACATTGGCGGTTGGGAACACATCTGCATCCCGGCCGAGTGGGACGGGCGCCAGCGCAAGACCTCGCTCGGCGCGTATGATCCGCGCACCAAGCGCGGCGAGCTGATCTGTCCGGAGCGGTTCGGCGAGAAGGAAGTCACCGAGCTGAAGCAGCTGCTCGGCACGTATGGCGCCGCGGGCCAGCTGCAGCAGGAGCCTTCGCCCGCCGAGGGCGGCATCCTGAAGACCAAGCACTTCCGGCTGTGGCCCGCCGAAAAGCCGCTGCCCCAGTTCGAGTACGTTCTGCAGAGCTACGACACCGCGTTCGGACAGAAGGACGAGAACGACCCAACGGGGTGCGAGGTGTGGGGCATGTTCACCTACGAGGGCGCGCGCCAAGGCATGCTGCTCGACGCGTGGGACGAGCGGCTCACCTACCCCGAGCTGCGGCAGCGCGTCATCCGCGACTGGAACACCGAGTACGGCGGCACGAGCGGCGCCCAGCGTGGGCAGGTGACGCGGGCGGTGCGGCCGAGCCGCATCCTCGTGGAGGCGAAGGCTTCAGGCCAGTCGCTGCTGCAGGACCTGCGGCTCGCACGTGTGCCGGCCGTGGGGTACAACCCCGGGACAGCCGACAAGGTGAGCCGGGCGCATCAAGCCGCGCCAACGCTCGAGCTGGGCATCTTGTGGGTGCCTGAGTCGGCCAAGAACCCCGGCCAACCCGTGAGCTGGGCTGCGGCGTTCATGCGCCAGCTGGAGAAGTTCCCCGTCGCCGAGCACGATGAGTACGTGGACTGCTTCACTCAGGCTATAATCTTCCTGAAGAATGACGGGTGGTTCGAGCTGCCCACCGCGCAAGACCGCGACGAACCGCGCCGCCGCACGCCCAACGCCGAGAGGGCCAACCCCTATGCCGCATAAAGCGAAGAAGCCCGTTTGGGACAAAGCCCGACCCAAGTCGCTCGGCGAGTCCGAGTCGCTGAGCGCGAAGCAGAAGTCCGGTGCCAAGGCGGCAGCGAAGGCCGCCGGCCGGCCGTACCCCAACCTCGTGGACAACATGCGCGCTGCGGCAAGGGGCAAGCGATGAGCTCTAGAGTCGACAAGGCCGCGATGGGCTGCAACCGGCCGCGGCGCACGCCCGGCCACCCCGCCAAGAGCCACGTCGTCAAGGCGTGCTCGGGCGGCACTGAGAAGGTGATCCGGTTCGGCCAGCAAGGCGTCAAGGGTTCACCCGAGGGCTCGGCGCGCAACGATGCATTCAAGGCCCGTCACTCCAAGAACATCGCCAAGGGCAAAATGTCCGCCGCGTACTGGGCAGACAAGGTTAAGTGGTGAGTTGTAATGGCTGACCGTATGCAAGCCACCCCACCCCGCTCGGCGGGGCTCGCTGCCCTGGCCCGGGCGTTGAAGGGCGCCGAGGAGTTCGCCGCCCGGCCGTTCGGTTACGAGAACCCGCCGATGGCGCTGCTGTCTGAGCTGCTAGGGTTGCCGGCTGTGCAGCGCACGGTGGAGCGGGCGGCCTACGGTGAGCCGCTGACCACCGGTCGCGGCTGGACCACGAAGATGCGACCCGACACGGCCGAGGCGGCGATGGCCACGGCGCCCATGCTGCCTGGGGCGACGCGCGGAGCTTTGGGCGCCGTGAAGCGGGCCACCGACCTTGAAGCCATTCGCGACTACGTTCGTTCGGCACAAGGCGTTTCCGGTTTGCCTGGCGCGGCTGCTGTCAAACCGGAAAGAGACTGGTGGACGGATTATTTGCGCAGAACGCTGGACAAGGCGCCTACTCAGCCGTCCCGCGAAGCTGAGATGCTTTCTTTGGAAGAGGCTTTGGCCAAGACTGACAGGAAAGCAGCTGAGGCTGCTGCCGCGCGTCAAAAAGACAGATTTGCGACACCGGGAAGCTACGAGTCAGCAGATTGGCCGGAAACCTTTTACAGGGCCATCCGCAGCACAGGAGGCCCCTCAGAAATTTCCTCTTTGTTGATGCCCGGTCGTGGCCCGGATGTGCTGATCAAAAACCCCAACAGCCCTCGTGGAACGGCTTGGGCGGCTTCCAACCCATTGACCGCCTCCAGCTTCGCTAAAGAACCTGAGTCTGTGGTGGTGCCGCTGAGACTTTTGCAAAAGCCGGATGTTGTCTTCAACGCGAAGGGCGCGCCCTGGTTGAGTTTCTTTTCGCAAACGGGGCAGTACGGTCGCGGGACTTACAACTACCCGTTGAATGAAGAGCTCAAGAGCATGATCCGCGATCCGTCTGTGCGGTCTATATTGGTGAAAGACATTTTTGACAGCGGCTTAGACTTGCGGAAAGAGCTAGACGTGCTCGGCGACTTGTACGGAGTGAGTCTGAAGCCAGAAAATATGCTGTCCGACAACTTGTTGATCAAAGACCCGTCCGTTGTGCAGTACAAGGTGAGTGGTGAAACGCCGCTCATGGTGGACAAGCCTAAAGCCAAGAAGCCAGAGGGCAAGGCCCGCGGCGGCGTCGTGACCGCCCCGCCCGGCCCCGCGCAGTATGACCCGCTGGCCATTGATTCACTGGCCGAGCAACTACTCATGGAGGCCTGAAATGGCAGGACCGTTGTTTGCTGTGGGGCGGGCGCTGCTGGGCAGCCAGCTCACCCAACCGATTATGAATGAGATGGCGATTCGCGGGTTGGGTAGCGGAACGCTGAGCCCGGAGTTGGCGCGGTTGCTGTACAGCAACCGCACTCTGGGCGAGCAGCTCGCCAGCAGCGTTGAGCCGCTGGGGCGGCTGCTGGGGTTCCTGCCCGAGGAGCGACCCAACTACAACCTGCCCGACGACTACAGCGTGGGTCCGCAGGGCGAGATTTACAACTTGGCCGGTGACCGCATGGTCACGGGCGAAGGCGTGACGGGGTTCCAGCCCGTAGCGCAATACGGGGAGTACGGGTTTCAAGAGCCTTTGCCGCCCCGTCCTGAAGGCTATCCGTCCGACGCGCCGTGGCCGCCGCCTGGGGCGGGGGGCGGCTTTATGCCTGCTGCGGAGGGGCTGCTCAGCCTACAGCAACCGCCCGCCTGGGGAAGGGGTGCCGATGGCGGGGGCTTTAGCGGTGCGCGGGGTGATGACGGCGGCGGGCACGGCAGCTACGGTGGTGATTACTACGTCGATGAGCTTGAGCGCCTTGCCGCTCGCTACGCCATTCAACCGCCTCCCGGAGGTTGACCCCCAATCCCTTGCCCAACAAAACGCGCAGCAGCGCTGAGGACTTTTGACTCATGGCCGACCAACTCAGACCCGAAGACGAAGAAGACGAGCGCGAGGCCGTCGGCGAGACGCTCTCGCTGGACGGCGAAGAGGAGCTCGAAGTCGAAGACACCGAGGACGGTGGCGCCGTGGTGCGCATGAAGAACGAGGAGCAGTCGCGCCGCGCGCAGCAGCACTTCGACAACATCGTCGAGGACGTGGACCCCGCGCGGCTCAGCACGGCAGTGACTGACCTGCTCGACAAGATCGACAAGGACAAAGAGGCCCGCGAAAAGCGCGACAAGCAGTACGAGGAGGGCTTGCGCCGCACGGGGCTGGGCGACGACGCGCCGGGTGGGGCGCAGTTCACCGGCGCCAACAAGGTGGTGCACCCGATGCTGGTGGAAGCGTGCGTGGACTTCAGCGCCCGGTTCATGAAGGAGATGTTCCCGCCCGCCGGCCCGGTGAAGAGCAAGGTGCTCGGCACCCAGGACAAGAAGAAGGTCGAAAAGGCGCAGCGCAAGACCGACTTCATGAACTGGCAGTGCACCGAGCAGATGCCCGAGCTGCGCAGCGAGCTGGAGCAGCTGAGCACGCAGTTGCCGCTGGGCGGCGGCCAGTACCTGAAGCTCATGTGGAGCCGGCAGCGGCAGCGCCCCACGGTGGAGTTCGTGCCGATTGACGACGTGTACCTGCCGTTCGCGGCCACCAACTTCTACACCGCCGAGCGCAAGACGCACGTGCAGTACGTGACGGCCGCGGAGTACGCGCGGCGGGTGCGCTCGGGCATGTACCGCGACGTGGACCTGGGCGCCCCTGAGGACCCCGAGTTCAGTGCCTCATCCCGCGCCAACGACCGGATCGAAGGTCGCAAGAGCACCGCCTACAACGAGGACGGACTCCGCACCGTGTTTGAGGTCTGCACCGCGCTGGCGCTGGAGGACGGCGAAGACGACGACCCCGCCCCCTACATCCTCAGCATCGACAAGTCCTCCGGCCAGGCGCTCGGGCTGTACCGCAACTGGGAGCCCGACGACCCGCAGCGCAAGGAGCTCGAGTGGGTGGTGGAGTTTCCGTTCGTGCCTTGGCGGGGTGCCTACCCCATCGGGCTCACGCACATGATTGGCGGGCTCAGCGGGGCGGCCACCGGCGCGTTGCGCGCCCTGCTGGATTCGGCCCACATTCAGAACATCCCCACGCTGCTGAAGCTCAAGGGCGGCCCCAACGGCCAGACGCTCAACGTGCAGCCCACCGAGGTGGTGGAGCTGGAGGGTGGGGCGCTCATCGACGACGTGCGCAAGCTGGCCATGCCGATGCCGTTCAACCCGCCGAGCCCAGTGCTGTTCCAGCTGCTGGGGTTCTTGGTGGATGCGGGCAAGGGGGTGGTGCAGACCTCGTTCGAGAAGCTCGCCGACAGCAACCCCAACCAACCCGTCGGCACCACGCTCGCGCTCATCGAGCAGGGCATGGTGGTGTTCAGCTCGATCCACTCGCGGCTGCACAACTCGATGGCGCGGGTGTTCAAGATATTGCACCGGCTGAACAGCGCCTACCTGACGCACGAGGCGCTCAAAGCCTACGACAACGGGCTGGAGGCGAAACCCGAGGACTTTGACGGCCCGCTGGACGTGGTGCCGGTGAGCGACCCGGCGATCTTCAGCGAGACGCAGCGCTTTGCGCAGACGCAGGCGGTGATGCAGCGGGCCGCGGCCGTGCCGCAGATGTACGACGCGCGCAAGGTGGAGGAGATGTTCCTCCGCGGGCTGAAGCTCGCGCCCGCTGACCTGCTGCAGCCGCAACCCGGCCAGGACGACGTCGACCCCGTGAGCGAGAACGTCGCGGCGGCCATGGGCCGGCCCGTGTACGTGCTGCCCCGGCAGGACCACATGGCGCACCTGCGCACGCACTTGGCGTTCCTCAAGTCGCCGCTGTTCGGCTCTAACCCGGCGATCGTGAAGACGTACTTGTTCCCGATGGCGCAGCACGTGCGCGACCACCTGCTCAACTACTACCTCACCGAGTCGCACGACGCCGTGAAGCGCGCCACCGAGGACGAGCTGATCCGCGACGACGCCGATCAGCAGGCCGAGGTCATTTTGCGGGTGCAGCAGCTCATCGAGCAGCAGCTGGGCGCCTTCGCGCAGGAGCTGGCGCAGCTGGACCAGGCCGCGCAGCAGTTCAAGCCGCAGCCCCCGATGCCGCCCGACAACTCGATGCAGGTTGCGCAGCTCAACGCGCAGCTGCAGGGTCAGCTCGCGCAGCAGCGCGCCGAGCTCGACAAGGCGCGGTTGGCGCAGCAGGCGCAGTCGGACCAAGCTCGCCTCGCCCAGCAGGCGCAGACCAATCAGGCAAAGCTCGCCGACGCTCAGCAGGACCGCGCCGCCGAGCTGCAGCGGGAGGCGCTGCGTCAGCAGGCGGAGGACGCCCGCCAGCAGCAGTCCGACGCGGTGCGCTACCAAATGAACACCGACGACAACGAAACCGCGCTGCGGCTCGCGGCGGCCGAGATCGCCTCTGGCGAGAAGGTGGCGGTCAGCACCGGCACCGGCATCAACCCCAACCCCTGACCAAAAGGAACCCTGAACCATGGCTGACAAACCCACCCCCGGCACCGTGCCTATGACTGGCGCGCTTGTGAAGCAGAAGCACCGCATGGCCGCAGGCAGCAAGGAAAACGGCCAAACGCTGCCCGCCGCCCCGGCGATGCCTAAGACCCCGGCGTGAACTTTCCGGAGCAGATGCTCGCTCGGCTCAAGGCCGAGCAGGCGAGCTTTGCGCTGCAGGCGATGCAGCGGCCCCAAACCCGTGATGCCTTTGAGTACGGGCATCGGGTCGGCACCGTAGCAGGCTACGAGGCCGCCATCAATGTGCTCTTGACCATGTTGAAAGAGGAGCGTGACAGTGACCCAGACCTATGAGAACGCTATGGCGGAGGCTTTCCCGACGGCAGACGCCGGGGTGCAGCCCTTCGGTAGCCGCGTTCTGGTGCAGATTCGCACACCCAAGACCAAGACCGCCTCCGGCATCATCATCGACAGCGGCTCGCGCGACACTGAAAAGTGGAACACGCAGGTCGCCAAGGTGGTGTCGCACGGCCCCGTCGCCTACCGCAACCGCAACACGCTGGAACCCTGGCCGGAAGGCAGCTGGGCGCACCCGGGCGACCACGTGCGCGTGCCCAAGTACGGCGGCGACCGGTGGGAGGTGCCGCTGCCCGACGGCAGCACCGCGCTGTTCGTCATCTTCAACGACCTCGACATTATTGGCCGCGTCGAGGGCGACCCCCTGGCCATCCGCGCATTCATCTGAAGGAGATGTGACCCATCATGGCTGAAAAGCTCACCGACAAAGACCCCACCGACGACCTCGTTGTCGTCGAGGACGCCCCCAAGGGCAACGTGCCCTCTGAGCCGACGGGCGTGCCCGACGCGGCGCAGGACGCGCGGCTCCGCGCCAGCGAGGACGACGAGGACGACGAGGACGAAGGCACCGCGGGCGACGGCCGCGACGACATCCGCGCCCGGCGCCGGCAGGAGAAACTGGAGCGCAAGCAGCGCCGCGACGAAGCCATCAAGCGCGACAAGCTAGAGATGGACTTTCTGCGTCGGCGCAACGACGACCTAGAGCGCCGGCTCACGGTGCAAGAGCAGCGCGCCGTGCAGGTGGACATGAACTCGCTGGACGCGCAGATTCAAGCCGCCATGCGCGACGCGGAGACCGCCGAGCGGGTGATTGCCAAGGCGGTGGAGGCTGGCAACGGCTCCGACGTCACGCAGGCCATGCGCTACCGTGACCAAGCGATCGACAAGGCGCGCCAGCTCCACGCCGTCAAGCAGGGCGCGCTCCAGCGCCCGGCGCCCGCCCCCGCCATCGACGACGCGACGATGCATCACGCGCAGGAGTTCCTGCGCCAGAACGCTTGGTACGACCCGCAGGGCCGCGACGAGGACTCGGCCATCGTGCTCGCCATCGACCAGGCGCTGGTCAAGGACGGGTTCAACCCCCAGTCGGGCGACTACTGGTCCGAGCTGCGGCGCCGGGCGGCGCGGCGGTTGCCGGAGCGGTTCGGCACCCCGCAGCGCGGCGACGACGGCGCCCCCACACGTGAAGCCCGCGGCGGCCCTGCGGTGGGTTCCGGCCGCGAGCACGCCCCCGCCACCACCCGCCGCGAGGTGTACATCAGCCCCGAGCGCAAGCAAGCGCTCGTCGACGCCGGTGTGTGGGACGACCCGGTGCTGCGCATGAAGTATGTGAAGCGCTACGCTGAGTATGACCGCGCCAATCGTGCGTGAATTGCACCCGGCACACAAAGTGTTTGCCTCGCGCACAATTCTGCCCTATAATTCACCCACCATCGCTGGAAGGAGCGATCACACATGAACGACGAACGACTCAAGAAATCCGCAGGCGACCTGCGCACCAACCGCGCGATGGAAGATCGCGCTGTGACGCATGATCGCGGGCTCAGTGATGACGAGCGGGTTGAAATGTTCCGTCAGCAGTTCTTCAATTCCTCATTACCGGACTTGCCCAAGATTCCGGGCTGGCACATGTGCTGGCTCACCACCACCAACCCACGCGACTCAATTCAGGGCCGCATTCGTCTCGGATATGAACCTGTGAAGCCGGAAGATGTGCCCGGCTGGGAATACGCCACGCTGAAGACCGGCGACTGGGCGGGGTTCATTGGCGTGAACGAGATGCTGGCTTTCAAGTTGCCGATGAGCTTGTACAGCCGCTTCATGCAGGAGGCGCACCACAGCGCGCCGCTCCGTGAAGAGGAAAAGCTCACCGACACGGCCGAGTTCCTGGAGCAGCAGGCGCGGTCTTCCAAGTCGAAGCTCATGGTGGGCGAGGGCAACATGGAAATGGGGCAGCAGCGCGAGGCGCTCTTCGAGCTCTCGTGACGCACAAGCGATCTTCCCTCTTGAACCCCACAAGGAGCAGGCACTATGTCTTCGACTAGCGCACCTTTTGGCTTCAGGCCGTCGTTCCACAACAGTGGACAGATGCGCCCAAAGGCCTACGTTATCGCGTCCACCTACGCGGCCAACATCTTCTCGGGCGACCCCGTGAAGTTGACCGACAACGGTGTCATTCAGCTCGGGACCAGTGATGGCACCCGCAGCGGCACAACCGACGGCATCTCGCTGCTCGGCATATTCGCCGGGTGCCAGTACTTGGACGCCACCGGCAAGCCGACGATCAGCCCCTTCTGGCCTTCTGGCGCCACAGGCACGGAGATCGTGGCCTGGGTGTACGACGACCCAGAAATGCTGTTCGACGTGCAGTACACGAACCCGGGCACCCCTGGCTCCACCACGATGCAAACCGCGGTGGGCGAAGAGTGCGACTGGACCGTGGCTTCACCCGGCGGCTCCACCCAGACCGGGTTGAGCAACACGCAGTTGGGCGTGATTCAGGCGACTTCTGGCCAGTTCCAGATCACCGGTTTCGCGTACAACATCAATGACTCCATCACCGACGCCTACATCGTAGCGACTGTTCGTATCAACGAACACCACTACAAGGCTGCGGTCAACTCGGTTTGAGGAGGGCTGAACCATGGCTACCCCAATGCGTAGTACCGACTTTAGGTCGGTTGTTGAGCCGATCCTGAACGAGGTGTTCGACGGCGTCTATGAGCAGCGTGCTGACGAGTGGAAGATGGTCTTCCGCGAGCAGAAGGGCATTCCGCGCAACTACCACGAGGAGCCCGTCCTGTACGGGTTCGGCGCGGCGCCGGAGCTGCCCGACGGCATGGCTGTGTCGTACCAGTCGGGTGGTGTGCTGTTCCTGCAGCGCTACCTGTACAAGGTGTACGGCCTGGCCTTCGCGCTCACCAAGGTGCTGGTGGAGGACGGCGACCACATTCGTATCGGTCAGACCTACGCGAAGCATCTCGCGCAGTCGCTGATCGAGACGAAAGAGACGCTGTGCGCCAACATCCTGAACCGGGCCTTCAACGGCTCGTACACAGGCGGCGACGGTGTGTCTCTGGTTTCCGGCAGCCACCCGATTGTGAACGGCACGTTCAGCAATCAGCTCACCACGGCGGCCGCGCTGAGCCAGACGTCGCTGGAGCAGATCCTGATCCAGATCCGCAACGCGGTTGACAACAACGGCAAGCGCATTCGGCTCACCCCGAAGAAGATCGTTTCAGGTCCGTCCAACGTCTTCCAGGCCGAGGTGCTGCTCAAGAGTGTGTTGCG